CTTTGCTTGAAGTAATTGCAGATTTACGTGGCGCCGGGTTGCAGATTTACCTGCTTCGTCAAGGGAGGCAAGACTCGGATCCACAGCCAGACCAGTCTCAGACTGCCAAACGTCATTTCGCATAATGCATATTATGTTAAACCTCGGCCGGTACTACTCGGGCCTGATCCGCCTGCTGCTGGCATCGCTCTTGCCTCTCCGTGGTTCCAAGGACAAAGCGAGCATTGATGCATGTGCCAGTACCTAAGCGGCCCGTTCTCGGGCTGGAGCATCCGCGGCAACTACCTAGTCAGCCCTGACGGTGACCGGATGACCCCGGAACGTATTGCGGGTCTGGCGTGGCGGGACCAGATGGAACTGAGGGTCGCCGGGTTTGCCTCCCGGCGCAAGGCCGAGGCCGGTCAACGAAAAGCCGGTCAGCGCCAGATGGTCAAGGTCGTCGTTGTTGACCTGGGCGAGTTCCGCGATCGCCACTTCGGGCGGTCAGCAGGTTGAAGGCGTGTCCGTAGGGGCTCAGCCCCTACACCCCGGCTAGAATGCGCGGACCATTCAACGGGGAAACGGAATTGACTGACCACAGGACAGCGGACGCCATCCACACGATCTGGTGGCAGGTGGGCTTAGGGGTGTTCTTAGCCCTCTCTGCCCACAGCCTGATTGAAGCGGCTTACACCCGATACCAGATGCAGCAGGTATCGCGACAGCTGGATGCTGAACTGAAGAAGCTACCGGGTGTGGTGAACAGACCCATGCCAGTTCAACAGGAACACCGGCCAACGCCCCTGCGACCGAATGAAAGGTGCATGCAGGGACGCAGGTTTCAACGTGTGGAGAACGGTTGGAAGCAGATCAACGAGCCATGCTAGTTGCCCGAGTATCGATTCTGCACCGACTCAGGGAAGGTTGACACAGGGCGCTCTGCTACCCGGATGACAGTTCCAACCGATGCACCGGTAGCGGGTCCAGTGCCCGGGTGCGTGACGACAGCGAGTGAACCACCCTCGCCCCCTTGCGAGCCTTCCTGTGCTGGCTCGCGATAGGGGTTGTATTGAGGCCCCTCACGGGCGATCAGGACGCACAGGTCTAGACGGATATGGTGCTTGGTCCCCTGCTCTGTCACGCAGGTGCAGGTCGTGTCCTGGGCGGTGGTGCCAGATGACATGCAATAGAGCTCGGGCTTTGCCACCACACTGCGGCCGTCAAAGATCGGCGCTGACCACGGCTGCGCGGGAATCCGTGGCCTCAGCTGTTGAGCATACTCATCAGGCGTGAGGGGTTGCGCCGCCGGCGGGGCCGCGCCGAAGGGCGCTGGCCCCCCAGCCGCCGTCGCGGCTGTAGAAGGTTCAGCCACCTTTGAACGCTTATCGACGCCGGGCTTGACGATGAAAATCCAGACCAGCCACAGCGCGAGAATGAACGCGATAACCATGGACAGACCTTTCCAGACGCGGGCCGGGACCTTGAACTTGTGGCTGGCAGTGTGCAGCGTCGCGCTGCGATAGCGCTTATACAGGTCCTTTGGGTATGACCAGATTTCTTCCTCAGCTTTCTCCCGTACACGCTCATCGTACGGATCGGGCTGGACGCGCCCCCACGTCAGAACACCCGCACGCTCCATGCCGAACGCACGGTTCATGTGCACGTGCGCACCGATCAGTGTCCGCACCTGGTGGTGAATCTTGCTCGGCCACTGAGTCACGAAAACAAGGTCCACACCGCGATGGCGATGCGTAGACATCGACCGGATACGCGGATCATCAGACTCGCCGGGCTTGCCGGTGGACGGGAACAGTCGGCCATAGCGCTCTAGGCCTTGCGTGTTCCCATCCGAATGCGCTTCGTCATACAGGACGAACGCGCCGTCAGGGAGCTTGGTCCAATCGTTGTGCTCGGGGAGCTTCTCCAGCCACGGAAATGCGTCCGGATTCTCTTCAGTGGTGGCGCCAGCGACGTTGGTAAAGAACCGGCGAATCTCTGCCTTTCCCTCCTTCGCCTGCTGCATATTTTGCTCATGGAATTCAAGCAGCATCGCCATGGCGCGAAGCGTCTTACCGTTGCCCGGCTGACCGGAAATCAAATACATCATTTGGAAGCTGCCTTATGCACGGCGACCTTGCCAGCATCAATCACGACTTTGGTGACGATGGCAGAGCCGATGATGGTGATCCCCTCGCCTGCACCCGACATGAGCATGACGTTTGCCAGATCGGCCGAGATGCCGCCGAAGTACTGAGGAATTTTGTTCAATGCGATGCGAACCAGTGGCAGCAGTGCAGCGCCTGTTGCCAAGCCTAGGCCTGCACCGGTTAGAACACGGGCCAGTGAGTTGCCCACCAGCGAAACGAGGAATGATGCGAGCCAAGGCATTACTTGCGCACTCCAGCAATGATGTAGGCGGCCACGATGGACGAGCACGCCAGAACGAGGCCGCGAATCAACGTGGCGAAATCACATAAGGGCTTGAAAGAAAACTCGACCGACTGGCCGAAGCCACCTAGCGAGACGTCAACGACCTTCGATGCCGGGCACGATCCGTTTCCGAGCCCGCTGCTCCACTGGCCGTCAGGCGTGCTTGGCATTTGGCCGTCCAGCCACGGAAACGGAATGTCTCCTTCGTACTCTGGAGAGGGCACGTTCGGCTGCTCGCCGCCCGGATCTCCGTCTCCGTCTCCGTCACCATCCCCATCTCCGTCGCCATCGCCATCGCCGTCACCGCCATCACCACCGCCACCGCCGCCTGACCCACCATCACCGCCGCCGTCCCCGCCGCCATCACCACCGCCGCCGCCATCGCCCGGAATCTCACCGCTGCCGCCACCGTCCCCATCACCGGGATCTCCATTCTCGGGGGCGGGAAGATCAGTGTTCTTGCAGGTGTTGCCGTTAGCGGCAAAGAGTCGTCCTGTGGGTGACCCGGCGTACACAGAACCATCGTATGCGCAGCCGTTGTGGCAGACCGAGCCAGTGCCAGCCGCACCACTGCCTTTCCAACCCATTTCTTCCGGGCGCTTGGCACAACTCGATTCGAAATTGAAGATGACACCGCCATACACGCCGCCTTCGTTACCAGCTGCATTGACGGCCCAGTACTGATAGACGTACCGCCCCTCACCCCTAGAAAATGGCCCATCCAACGAACACCTGTGCCTGCTCACTGACACTTGGTCGCCCCAAAGTTTGGGCTCGTATGTCTCGCACTGCTGGAACGCCTCGCCTTGGTCAACGGCAGAGGCTGGTAGCGAATACAAGGCGCCGAGGAAAATCATGGCTGTCAGACAGAGTGCACGCAGCATCATCAGTCCCCGAACATGATGTAGAAGGCCAGCGTGCCGACCCACAAAAGGAACATGCCAAGCATCTATATTTCCCCATAAAAAAGGGGTCGGATTGCCCGACCCCGTGTTGCTTCTTCGATTAGCCGAAGATGGCGCCCTTCAGCCACTTGAAGCCGACCGAGATGGCGGCCGGTGCGAGCTTTGCTGCACCGATGGAAGCCATGACGCCGACCAGCCCGGCGAGGATCGTGAGGGCTTCGGTTGCATCCAACATGGTTCTCTCTCCTATTACGAACGAATGGTCCTGCCAAGTTGTCTGTAGGCCCATGCCAGTGCGAATGCAGTGAGGACAAGGGACAACATTCCGGTGACCTGGGCAGGTGTCAGGTCAGGGATATCGTTACGCGGCACGAATGCGGCTTGCGTGCAGGTGCCGGTCTGCTGGTCGAACTGCAAGCACTCGTAGACGTACCGCGCCATGTCAGGCGGCCGAGGCGCTGCGACCAGCGGAGGCGGTGGCCGGAGCGGTCGGGATCGGAACCAGCACGACGCGGCGACCCATCTGCAGATCGCCGTACTGGCCCACTACGAAGCTGGAACCATCGACGGTGTACTCACCAGCCGGATACGGCGGCTGGCCGTCATCCAAGCGGATGCGGAACGGATGCGGGAAATCCTCGCCATCCTTCATGATCGCGGCGTTCTGCTCATTGAAATTGAAGCTCGGACCGTTGTTCTTGCCACGGATCGAACGCGGGATTGCGACGGCGGTGCGGATGATGATCTTGCTCATGCGGGTAGCTCCATTTTCCAAACGATGATCCGGCCCCTGTCTGTGATGACCTTCCACGGCGAGGGCCAGAATTCGCCGGTGATCTTGTCCACGTAGCCGCCCAGGGCTTTGCGGATATCGGCAAGTGCGCCGAGTACTTCGCGTGCGGTTTTCGGGGCTTTCCACCACCGCAACTCACGCTTTGATTCTTCGTTGAGCCCGCCGATAGCGTGCGTGCGGAATCCCTTCGGGAACGCTGCGGCCATATCGGGAACAAACTTGCTCGCGTACTTCGCGAGGTAGCCCACAGCGTTGCGGGCTTTCTGGATTTGCGTATGGCCGTGCGGCCACCAGCCCTGACGATCCAGCTTCGGAATGAAGATGCCGCGCGGGATCCAGATCAGGATGTGGTAATGGGGGACACCGGCCTGAGTGAGTTCGCCGCACCAGAGGTAACGGAAACGCGGACGGTAGCTCCGGAATCGTAGTCGTACAGCTCGATTGAAGAAGCCCCGGACGCGCTTAAGTGCCTCGCTAATGTCACGAGGGCCAGCGTCACTTCCATTTCGGTAAGTCGTGGTGAGCATGTACCACGCGCCACGGAATGAGCCTGCTTTCGCCTCTTGGTCATGGAGTCTTGCACCCGTGATGATTGATTTCTTGAGACGCAGTGCCCTGATGTGATTCGGATCGAGCGTCATCGACACGCGGTGCGTGTCACTTGTTGAAGAATGGACAAGCCCAAGGCGTCGGCCTCCGGCCGCCGCCGAAAACCCGTGCTGCTGCACCTTGGTCGTAGCCATTTCGGTGCGACGTGCAGACGCGTGCACAAGGCCCATGGAGGCATCGAAGGCGACGACCTCAGGGCTGCGCTGCGCAGGGGCGGCGTCGATGCGGATACGGGCGTTCTTGCCCGTACAGGCGGCACACAGACCGCCCGCGAAGAAGTAGACGGTGGGGTCGCCGCAGAAGTTGCACTGGCCGCTCATTCAAGCGGCTCCTGAATAAGACAGATGCAGGTACGTCGACAGTAGCAGCGGCCGGGTTTGCACTCAGGGAGCCGCCACAACCAGCGATAGGCGCGGTCCAAAGGCAAGGCGAGCCACGAGCTGAGGACGCCCAACAGTCCGCCAATGAGGACACACGCCATGAGCAGCGAGAACACGATGACAACGCCGTCGCCATGCGACAAAAGGTCGGGTGAGGTGCACGAAAGCGCGTCAGACATTGCGCACCTCCGCGCGTGCCTGGGCGACGAATGCTGCGTCACGAATTGCCTTGGTGCCCTTCTCTTCCCTGCGGTCGATCACCCACGAGGCAATGCGCAGAAGGCCAAGGGCGAGGCAGATGCAAGCCCCAATCAGTGAGACGATGCAGACGACGGCGCTCATGCGAGAATTCCGATATCTACGGAGACGCCACGGGGGCGCGCATGAGTGAAGTTACGTCGGAGGAATACAAGAGGAACTTTCCCGCTTTCATAGCGCTGAGTTTTCTTGCTGGATCGATAGTCACCTGGACTTTGCTTGGTGCAGAAGCTGGCAGCAGAGCGGACTGGGTGGCTGCATTCGGCACGTGGGTTATCGGCATTGCCGCTTGCACTCTCACTTACCGTGAGGGCAAGGCGCAAAGGGATGCCAAATACGCGGCCGAAACAAGGCAGTTGCGGGTTATGAGCCTCCAAGCCGGATCGTTGAAGCTGTTCGCCGGACGTTTTTTGGAACTGGACAAAGCAGGTAAGGTTGGGAGGGACGCAGCAAGAGTTGTGGCTATCGCAATTGAGTCGAGATGCGGAGGAATTAAGCTCGACTTGACCACAGTCGATGCGGACCGCGAATTGGAGGGCGCTGCTGCGAAAGTGGAATTCTTGGCGTTTGCGCTCTCCGCCGTGGCCACGGAGTTTCTCGCTTTGAAGGCCGCGCCCGAACAGCTGGCTCGGGGGAACTGCGATCATTACGACTGGATGCTGGACAACGCGGCTCGCCTTTGCGATGGCGTTGATGCGCTTGCTGGCGTGATCACGAAAAGGATTGAATCGGTCACCAAGTGAGCCGGAGGAAACTTGAACCGCGCACACCGGTGCCATGCCATACCCCCTCCCCCAGCCCCTAGTACCCCGCCACGGCCTAGGGGGACCGGGACGGGGTGTCATGTGGATACATGACGGGCGAGATGTAAGCTGATTACCGGACACCTGTCAAGAGAGTACATGACATGAGCATCGTGGCAACCCTGCTGGATAAGGCGCGGGCTAGGAAAAACATCAGTTCCGACAATGCGTTAGCGCAACACATGGGCACTAACCGTCAAGTTGTTAGTCAATGGCGGCATGGGGATAGCTACCCCAGCGAGGACAACATTGCGGAGCTTGCAGAGATGGCTGGCGATGATCCCGTTCAATGGCTCGTGGCGATCAAGGCCGTGCGAGCGGACGGGAAGGCAGGCAAGGCGTGGGCAGCACTGGCGAAGCGCTTGGCGTTCACCACTGCTCTACTGTTGTGCGTGTTCGGAGTTAGCGCGAAGCTTACTGCTGCAACGGCTTCGACGGGTTCGGCTAAGGCAGGAATGTATATTATGTAAAGAGACTGGCAGCGGCAGTGAGGTACCACGTGGGTGTCGGCTTTCCTAATTGTTGTCATTTTTACCCTTAACCCTGCCAGCCATTGATTTAATTGAGGTTTTTGTTGCTCA